TTATAGCAGCCCTTCTTGTATACTTTGGGGTGCAATAGACTGGGATAACAATCTTTGGGTGTATAGAGAATTATATGTTAAAGGATTTACTGGTGAAAGACTTGGGGATACAATAGCTATGATAGAAAAAGATGATCCACCTATGCAATTAGCTGTTTTAGATGCAAGTTGTTGGAATAGAACAGGTCTAGGACCTAGTATAGCAGAAACAATGATAAAGAGAGGTGTAAGATGGATACCGTCAGACAGAAACCGTATGGCAGGAAAAATAGAAGTACACAGAAGATTAGCTTGTGATGACTACGGAAATCCTCGTGTTCGTGTTTTTTCCAATTGCAATAATCTTATTAGAACTTTGCCCACGTTGCCTTTGTCTAAGACTAATCCTGAAGACGTTGATACAAAAGCTGATGACCATGCGTATGATGCACTAAGATATATGGTAATGAGTAGAACTTTAGTAAATGCACACAACACACATAGAATGACAAGACATACACAAAAGTATGAACCACAAGATCAAGTATTTGGATATTAAATATGGCTGAAAATATAACTTATATAGTAGATAATTGGTTTCCACAAGGAGTGGATAATATTCCTACAGAGTTAGATATAGAAAATAAAATAAAAAAAGGAACTTTTACAGTAAGAGATGCTATTCTTCTTAAAGTATACCAAGATGGTATAACTTTTGGTCCAGAAGATATAGAAATAAATCCAACAGCTGTTAAAAAAATTAAAGAAGTATTTGTAAAAAATGCTCCCGTATCACGATTCGTAAGTTATACAAAAACTTATAAGGCTGCATTAAATAAACCTTATTTTGACGTTTTTACAGGCAGTGAAAAAGGTACGTCTGCTCAACTTGCAAAACTCTTTGGTGGAAAAGTAAAGACTTCTGAAGGTAAAAAACATCAGAATATAGATAGGTTAGTTACAGATAAATATGCTGAATTAGAGATAGACAGACCAAGAACAGGAACAGTGGTAAGTAAACAGCCTCCTAAAGCAACAAGAGCAGAACTAGGTTCTTACCCTCCCGGATTTACTATGTGGGGGATGATTACAGGAGCTGCTTCAGATATGGCAGAAGCTGGAGAAAATACTGCAGCAAGTGCATGGTTATTTCATAATTTAGTACCATTGAGAAATACTGATTTATTTGGTATGACAGTCGATCCTGAATATGCAAAATCTGGAGTAGGAGGTATATCAAGACCTTTATTACGTAAAATAGGTGATGAATTACAATTAACAGTAGTTGGGGTATCAGGAAAAGATAAGAAAAAAATTATTAAAACTTTTATTTTAACGGATTTTCAAAAAAATATTATAACACCTTATTACAACAGGGCAATGGAACAATTGGAACAAAAAAGAGCATATATTGAAAGAGGAGGAACAGCTAAAGATTACAGAAAAGAATTTAAAAATTCAAACCATTTAGATGGAAGATTATTTGTTGCTGCAGAGTCACGATATGGTAAAATTATTAAAAGTTATTTTGGTCCAAAATTAGGAACTTATGAAGGTATTATTACTGGTGTAAAAGGCAGAGAAATTGTTAGAAAAATTCAAGGTGATATGATTGGAAGAAATTATGATGATGCAACAGCAGCTTTGTTATTAGCCCAAAAGGATTTAGATCCATCAATGCGAAACACTGCTGTGTTAAGAAACTTCTATAAAGCTCAAGAATTAGTAAAAAACATAGATATTACAAAACATGGACAGACTGATCCTATAACATATATTATGAGAAAAATTGAAAATGATATAGCTCAATCATTAAAATATAATGATGTTAATAAAATAGCAGCAATGAGTGGTGTAGAAATAGATGATGATACAAAAAAAATAGCAGTTAATAAAAATACAGGTATTGCTGATAACCCAAAGATTAGAACTAAAACTGAACAAAAAAATTACTTTAAAGAAATAGAAGCTGCAAGTAAAGAAAGAATAGCTAAATCACTTAAACGGGCAGCAGAAGATACACAAGCTGCAGTTGGCACAAATATACAAACGTCTAACCAAATAAAACAATATGCAATAGACAATAATCTAACTATAACAGAGGCTAGAAATCAATTATTTCCAGAAACTAGAGGAAGAAAAGTAAAACCTCCTCTTATAGCTAAAAAAAATGATCCTCTCGTTGAAAGGCTGGCTAAAAAATATAATATTTCACCAGATAAACTGGCTAATAAAAGTCTTTCTGAAATGATGAAAATAGTAAAAAATTTAAAACCGTCTAAAAAAACTGTAGATATAGCAAAAAAAATAGGAAAAACAGGTTTTGTCGGAGGAGTTGGTCTTCTCGGAGGTGTGCATCTTGTAACAGATCCTGCACAAGCAGCAGGAGAGGAAGCAGCTTATGGAGCAAGCAGACTTGGTATTAGGGCTTTAGGAGTAGCTGGGGGTCCGGCTACGATAGGTGCAGTAGTAGCATCAGAAGCATTTGCTGCAAAAGAAGCTGGAGCAGGATCACAAGGAGGAGCATTTGAAAGAGAAATGTCTCGTATAGCAGATGTAGAAGGGCCAGATGAAGAAGGTGTATATGATTTAGATAAAGCTAGTGCATTAACCCAGTTTGGAGAGATAGAAACACAAGGAGAATTAGAGAGAGGTACACATCCTCGTATAGAAGAAGAGAGAAAACTAAGAGATGAGCAACTGAATGAACAGATGTTTAATGCTCTTGGTGGATTATAATAACAACTAAAAAAGGAGGCAAATATGCCACAAGGAGTAAAAGGAGCTTACAAATCTGGTTACATTATGGGCCAGATGAAAAAGCAAGGAGAAATGAACGAAGCTAATGAAAGTTCATTGTATCGTGAAAAATTAGACTCAAATGTTATGGGTGAAAATTCAGGAGAATTTAAACAATCACAAGATTCTAAAACAGCCAACACTAAACATACCGGTGCTTTAGGCATGATTATGGGTTCTTCAAAAAGTATAGGTTAATTAAGTTAGGATAAAAATATGGATAATCCTATGGATGTTTCTGAAGATCTTAGCCCAGAAAATTCTGCTATAGTTGGTTATATTAAAGAAAAACAACGTGAAGCAGAAGACGGAAGGCAAGTTCATGAAGAAAGATGGATACAGGCATATAAAAATTTTAGAGGTATTTATGATTCTACTACACAATATACTAGTACAGAAAAATCTAAAGTTTTTATAAAGATAACCAAAACTAAAGTCTTAGCTGCATTTGGTCAAATTGTAGATATTTTATTTGCTAATAAAAAATTTCCAATTACTGTAGAGTCTACTCCAATACCAGAAAATATAGCTGAATTTGCTCATTTAAAGACACCTTTAGATGAACAAGCAGAAAGCCCTTATGGTTTTGAGGGTGACGGTAGACAATTAGCTCCCGGAGCTGTAGAAGCAAGTGAACCTTTAGATTATTTAGGAGGATTATCTTCAAAATATGAAAATGCACCTATTGCAGAAGGACCTTCTAAAACAGGAGAACCTCAAATATCTCCTGCTCAAGAAGCTGCTTTAAACATGGAAAAGGTTATTCAAGATCAATTAACAGGATCTAATGCTGTTTCTACTCTTAGAAATTCTATATTTGAATCTGTTTTATTAGGTACTGGAGTTGTTAAAGGACCATTTACCCATACAAAAACAATACATAAATGGGAAATGGATGGAGAAAATAAAAAATATGCTCCTTATTACAAAGACATACCTAAAGTAGAGCCTGTATCTTGTTGGGATTTATATCCTGATCCAATGGCTACAAATATGGAAGATTGTGATTATGTTATACAACGACATAAGATGACACGATCTCAGTTACGAAATCTTATGAATATGCCTATGTTTGATCCAGAGGCTATACGAGAAGTTATAGCTGGTGGAGGAAACTATGTAGATAAATACTATGAATCTGTTATAAAAGATGAAGAAGGAATGAACCAAACTTCTACACAACGGTTTGAAGTTTTAGAGTTTTGGGGATGTATTGACTCTACCCTTATGAATAGCATAGGTATGGATACAGAAGGAGTAGATGAGCTAGGTCAAACTCAAGTTAATGTATGGGTTTGTGGAGGGCAAGTACTACGAGCTGTAGCTAATCCATTTATACCAATGAGAATACCTTATCAAATATTTCCGTATGAAGTAAGCCCTTATCAAATTTGGGGTATAGGCATACCAGAAAATATGGAAGATGCACAAATGCTTATGAATGGTCATGTCCGTATGGCTATTGATAACCTATCACTTGCAGGAAACCTTGTATTTGATGTAGATGAAACATCTTTAGTACCGGGGCAAAATTATGATATATTTCCCGGTAAAGTGTTTAGAAGACAATCTGGTGTTACAGGAACTGCAGTAAATGCTATAAAGTTTCCTAATACAGCAGGTGAAAATGTACAAATGTACGACAAAGCAAGGCAACTTGCTGACGAAGAAACTGGTATACCCAGTATAATGCATGGGCAGACAGGTGTTACTGGCACAGGCAGAACAGCTGCTGGCTTATCTATGTTACTT